CTGTACGCACTGTGCGGGCGTGATGGATCGACTGTCGGCCGCCTACGTGAACGTCGCCATGCGGGCCGCCCTACGGGCTAGGCGGGCCGCCTAATGCCGCGCACGCGTCTGGCGTCCGGTCGTGTGGCCTCCGGTGAGCGGCGGCAGTACATCACCCTGCAGAAGCTCGGCGATCCGGTCCCTGATGGCGGGGGCGGCTATACCGAAGCACCGGAAGACCTTGACCCGCCGGGGACGTGGGCCGCGATGCAGGCGGCGACGGCTCAGGACCTGGAACGGATGGCCGTTGGGACGGTGATCGCCTCCGCCTCGCATATCGTGACCATCCCTTTTCATCCTGAGGTGACCACGGAAACCCTGATCGCCTGGACCGACCCGGCGCGGCGGACCCATACGGCCAATGTCAAAAGCGTGAACAATCCCGATCAACGCTGCATCGAACTCGTGTTGGTCTGTGAAGAGGTAGTCGCATGAACATCCTCGAAGTCCTGATCCTCGTGCTGCTGGTCGCGTGGCTCCTCGGGGCGTTTGTCGTTCCGGTGGGCGGGTCTTTGATCCATGTCCTGCTGGTCGTCATCTTGGTCATCGTCGTGATCCGATTAGCACAGGGGCGCGCGGTCTTATGAGTCGCGGTGTCGTCTGGCAGGGACTCGCGGAGTATCGCGCGGAACTCGCCGCGCTGCCCGACGACTGCCTCCGCGAAGCCGGGAAGTCGATCGAGGGGGAAACCAACGCGGCGTTTGTCGCCGTCGCGAACGTCTACGAATCGCACCGCGTGACTGGCAATTTGCGGAATGGCCTCAGTCTGTCGGCGCTGACGTTTCGCGGGCGACTCACCGCCGGGCGCGTGCTGAAGAGCAACGCGCCGCATGCCCATCTCTTCGATCTCGGGCGCCAGACGTTTCGGCCCTATCCGCCGACGCATACCTTCAGTCGTGCGGTCGGCCAGGCGCGGCGGCGGTTGGCGCTGCTCTTTCGCGCGATGCTGCTCCGCAAGGGTGCGACCCAAGTCACGGGTGAATAGTGCCGGACTCTTCGCTCATCGATAACGCGTTGGTCGCGAAGCTTGGCGCCGATGCGACGTTGCTCGCGCTCGTGCCCAACGGCGTCTATATGGATGAAGCGCCGCCGAACTCGACGCGGTTTGTGATCGTGAGCTTGGTGGACGAAGCGGACGAAGCGCAGTTCGGCGGGCGGGCGTTTGAAGATGCGTTGTATCTGGTCGAAGCGCGGATTCTGTCCACGACGACCAACGCCAACGCGGCGGTGAAAGCGGCGGCGGCGCGGATCGATGCGCTGCTCGAAGATCAAACGCTCTCCGTCACCGGCTATGTGTGGAGCACGATGCACAGGGAATCGCGCGTGCGACTCACGGAAGTGGATGACGCGGATAGTGCGATTCGCTGGTTCCGCCGCGGCGGGAATTACCGCGTGCAGATGAGTGTGACGTAAACGAACAGAGAGAAAGGGCGACGATGGCGATCAAGACTGGACGATACGGGCGCATCCGCTGGAACCCTGCGGGGATCGTGTCTCCCGCCGGCCTCGCGGAGATCATCAGTCTCAACACGTGGAAACTGAGCCTGAAGCAAGACTTCGAAGACGTGACGTGATTCGGGGATACCAACAAGGTCTACATCCCAGGCATGCGTGACATCAGCGGATCCCTTGGAGGGTTCCTGAACATCGTCGAACTGCAGATCATCGCGGCCTCGAGCGCGACGACGCCCGGCTTACTGGAGCTGACGCACAACACGACCGATACCGTCGGGAGTCCATTGGCGGCGGCCGTGTTCTCCGGGCTCGCGTATCTCGACGCGGACATTGATTGCACCGTGAACGGGGCGCCGAAGCTCACCTCGTCGTTCCGCGCCGCGGGTTCGTGGACTGTTCCGGCGTAACACGTGTTCGACGGGATTCGGCTCCACGGCGGCGCGGCGTCGCTGCTGTGGGGCTATCACACCGTGGCCGTCCTCACGTCGTGGGCGATCACGCGCACGGGGCAGACGTGGACGCTCACGGCGACACTCGCGCGCGTCGACCGCTGGCAATGCGCGCAAGCGGTGCGACACAAGGAGCTGCTCTTTAGTGCCCCGCGGGATCGCGGCCGTTGGTGTTGGGAAGTTCAGGAGATGACGCCGGGGACGAGTGAACTCAGGGCGGTGTTGGGATCCCCGTTACAGTAGGAGACGACCCCATGGATGACTGGTTTGTACGGCCGGAGACACGGCGGCTCGCCTTATCCGACGATCACTGGATCCTCGTCAAACGGCGATTGAATGCGGGCGAATACCGCGCCCATCTGCAGCGTAGTTCCTCCGTCGGAGACGACGATCGACGCCACCTTAACTCCCTCGATCATGGTCTGAGCTTGGTCGTCGCCTACGTGCTCGATTGGTCGCTGACGAGCGGCGAGCAGACGATCCGCGGGATGGCGGACGCCGATCGCAGCGCCGTCTATGACAGCCTGGATCAGGACCGCTTTACCGAAATCTTTCAGGCCGTCGAAGCGCATGTCGCCGCGATGGAACTCGAACGGAGCCAGCTAAAAAACGCGCGCCCGGATGGCGAGAAGACCTCAGAAGCGACCTCGCCGTCGCCATCCGATGTGGTTGGCGTGTTGATTGGGTCCGGGACTTAGACGTGGATGAGTACGACGTGTTACTAGAGTTGCTGACTGAAAAGGCCGACTGATGCCGGTAGCCAAATTCGAAGCTGATTTCGTCCAGTTCGAAGGCGCCACGCGTGGCGCGACTGTGGCGCTTGATCGCCTCGATGGCTCTAGCGCGAGAGTGGGCGTCGCGATCCAGCGTTTCGGTGGAGCGGCGGATCAGGCGGCGCCACACGTCACCACGCTCCACGGATCCCTGCGGCAGTTCGACGGCGTCCTCACATCCATGGGCCTGCATATCGGGCCAGAAGTCCGGGCGTTGGGTGAACTCGGGGACGCGGCGGGCAGTTCCGCGCTGGGCCTTGGCGGGTTGACGACGGCTGGCTTCGCCTTCGGCGCGGCGATCGGCGGATGGAAACTCGGGCGGGCTATCGCGGAGCTGGGGGACTTCGATCGCATCATCGGCGACGCGACGGCGAAGCTTTTCGGCTTGGGGAATGCGGCGGCGGAAGCGGCGGGGGCGCGGATGGATATTCTCGCGCGGGCCAGTGCGAACGCGGGCCGCGAGATTACGGAGATGTCGGAAGCCATCTTCATTAACGAACGCGCATTGCAGAAGCTGCGCGATGCGTCCGCGGCGGCGGCCAAGTCCGTCACCGAACTCGCGGAAGCCGAACACGCGCGGAACGTCGACAACGCGACCAACGTCGCCAACGAGATCAACAACGCGGCCAAGCTGAACACGCTCGAAGAAGAAATTGCCGCGCGGCAAGTGCAACGCAACAAAGATTATCTGGCGGGCCTAGATGCAAAGAATGCCAAAGCCGACGCCGCCGCCGACGCTCTCCGGCGCATGGGTGAGGCGGGGAAGAAGGCCGAAGAGGACGCCGGGGCGGCGACACAGGACACCAACAAAGACTTGGAACGACAGAAGGCCCTCGTGGACGAGATCGCGAAAGCGAATCGCGCCATGGGCGGGACGTTCGATGTCACCCGCGCCAACTTCGCGCAATCTGCCGCGGGCGTTGGCGCCGATGCCGGCATCATTGAACAGCTCCTGAAAAAGGGCTATTCCTTCGCGCAAGCCGTCCTCTATTCGAAGCACCCGAACTGGCCTCCACCAGAGCATCCGGGGCCGCGTGTGCCTGGCTTTGCGGGCGGCGTGGAGAACTTCTCCGGCGGGCCGGCGTGGGTGGGGGAGCGCGGGCCGGAACTCGTCAACCTACCGAAAGGCTCGAGCGTCACGCCGCTCGGCGGTGTGACGAATAACCTCGTCTTTCATGTCAACGGGACTGCGGTCGACGTCGCGCGACAAATCGAAACCGTCATCATGCGCCAACTGAAATTGGTGCGCCAATTCGGATCCGCCTAAGGAGTTTGCTATGCCTGGCATGTCGTGGGAATCGACGCTCATTACCGCGCAATCGTCCGGGGCGGCCGTCACCGCTGCGGCGGCGACCACGTTGCTCCCGGCGCAAGCGAAGTTTCTCCTGCCGGCCAACTTCTTTCTGAACCTCGGGCAACGCTTGAAAATCGTGGCGGCGGGGCGCATCAGCTCCGTCATCACCACGCCCGGGACCGCCCGCTTTGATGTGCGGTTTGGCGGCACGGTCGTCTTCGACGGACTCGCGGTGCTCCTCGATTCCGTGGCCGCCCATACGAACGTGGGTTGGAAGCTTGAGATTGAACTCACCGCCTTCGCGATTGGGGCGACGGCGAATCTGATGGGGATGGGCACGTTTACCTGCGAAGACATCTTGGGCGTGCCGGCGACGGCGCCCAAAGGCTCGCTCGTGGCGGTGTTGCCCTGGAACAGCGCGCCGGCCGTCGGGGCCAACTTCGACAGCGGGGCGTCGCAAATCGTGGATCTGTTCTTTACGCAGACCGTGGCCACGGGGTCGGTCACGCTGCATCAATACGCACTCGTAGCTCCAAATTAACGAGATGCCGTTTCGTCCTCTGCGTCCTGGGATCGGGCCGGGGACGTTCACGCGTTCGGGATCGGGTGTCGGTGCGGGCGGGGGCGACACCGCGCCGCTCGTCACCTTTGTCACGCCCAACGCCTCCGACATCACCGGCGGCGTCTCGATCACGATCACTGGATCCAATTTCCACAATTCGCCGTTGGGTGTGCCGCCCACCGTGACCGTTGGCGGGATCGCGGCGACGGCGGTCGTGGTCGTCAACTCCACCACGATCACGGCCACGGTCCCCGCGCACGATGCCGGGCTGGTGGATCTCGTCATCACGAACGATCTCGGCCAGTCCGCGACGTTGGCCGACGCCTTCGTCTACGTCAGCCCGGTCATTACGAGCCTCTCGCCGAACTTCGGCCCGCTCTCCGGGGGCACGTCCGTCATCATCACCGGCGCCAACTTTACCGTCGGGATGGCAGTCACCTTCGGGGGCGTGGCCGCGACGAGCACGACGTTCATTGATGCGGGGCATTACGTCGCCGTCACGCCCAACCATGCGGTCGGGCCGGTAGACGTCGCGGTCGGGTCTGCCATCTTTCGCGGGGCGTTTTTCTATACGCTGCTGACCCGCGGCGAAGACATTCGCCGGAATCCCACCGTGCGGATTCGGGAAGTCCTCAACAGTTCCCCGAATACCTGCACGTTTACCGTGGATGGGCGCAGCGCGCCGCCGCAAGTCTCCGAGCTGATTGAGATCACCGACTTCGCTACCGTGCCGGTCGTCCTCTTTGCGGGCGTGGCCCAAACGGTGGAGCAAGTCTTCGAAGGTCGCCCGCAGAACCTCGCCTGGCATGTCACCGCTTCGGACTTTACCTGCTGGCTGAATCGCCGCCGGCCGTTCGGGGAGTACGTCGCGCAGTCCTGCACGGATGTGGTCCTCGATCTCATCACCCGATACGCGCCGTGGGTGACGGTCACGCACGTCCAAACGCAGCTCGCGCCGGTGACGATTACCTTTGACGGGACGGCGGACTTCGCGACGTGCCTGTCGACCCTGGCGAAGCTGATTGGCGGCGGTCATTGGTATCTCGACTACACAAAGGATCTGCACTTCTTCCACTTCGTGCCGACGGATCTTCCGACGCCGCTGCAGCCCACCTCAGTCATTGGGGCGGGCCCGGGGACGGCGATCACGGCCTCGGTCAGTAGCACGGCCGGGAGTCTCAGCCCGGGCTATTACCTGTTCTGGTCGACCTTCGTCTATTCGAACGGGATGGAATCGGCGCTGAGTCCATCATCAAATCCCATTGTTCTGAGCGGGCATCGGCTGCCGCAACTGGACACGATCCCGATCGGTGCCCCCGTGGGTGCCCTGACGGTCACGAAGCGCAAGATTTATTTCACGTATTACGGGACCGGCGTCACGGCGCTGCACGGCTGGATCGAGATCGCCGATAACACCACAACTTCCCTGACCGCGGCGCCGACGTCCTTCCAGGGCATCCCGGCGATCCCCTATGTCTCGCCGCCCACGGGGCCGCCAGCGGGCCCTGCCGTGAGTGAAAGTGGCACGTCTGCCCGGGACGTCATCGGGGTCATCCTGGCGGACCTGTATGGCCCAGGCGGAACGATCAGTAACTACAGTTTCGACCCGGGGCGGTATGCCTTCAAGGTCACCAACGTCTACGCCGACGGGACCGAATCACTCGGGAGTCCCGCGTCAGGGACGATCACGCTCTCCGGGAGTAAAGCCGTCAGCATCACCGCCGCCCCGGGCAGTCCGATTGCCGGGGTCGCGGTCGTCTATCGCAAGGTCTACGCGTCGAAAGCCGTAGGAAGCGCGGGGCCAGACTTTGCGCTCGGCCGCACACTGGGCTGGACGCTCATTCCGAATAACTCGGGCGATCCGTTTCTGATTACGCCGGGGATTTCCATCAGCGCGACCGGGTCCGGGATGCCGCCGTCGATCGGGTCGACGGTCTTTATTCCCAACGTCGACGGCCCGTGGCTGGAGGATGACATCGTCCCGGATGACATCGTCGCGGGCAACACGGACTTTCTGCACGACCCGCCGATCACGGTCATGGTCGACGTGACGCAAGTCCGGAACCGCGTGATCGTCATTGGCCAACCGGAAGCGCCGCCGCCCGCGCCTGATGTGCTCGCGACCTCCGCTGGCCCGAACACCGATCTCTATTACGCCGGAGCCCAAGGGGTGATGGCGATTGTCGGAGCCCCGGCGCGCGGGATCCCGATGAACATTCATTGGGTTGCGCTCTATCAGGCGGCAGCGTCGCCCACGGACATTCACGGCGGCCTCGATACCTTCTTCGTGAACAACGGCCTCACGTACAACTACGTGATCGCGAATCCCTATACGGCGCTGATGGATTTGCCGGAGGGGTTTTACGATAGCGTCGTCGCGCCGCCTGGTGAGCCGGATCCGTCGCTGTCCGACTCCGGGATCCCGGAAGTCCCCGTTGTCCGTCCGCGGGTGCAGCTCGATCACCTTGAGTCCCAACGTGCGATGGGCCGGATCGAACTCGACGACAACGGCAACGCCACCGACGGCATCCATGAGATCGTGATCGACGATCCGCAACTCAGCACACAGACGCAACTCCTCAACCGGGCGCAAGCGGAGCTCGAGCTGTTTGCCTGGCCAATTGTCACGGTCCACTATGCGACCCGCGATCGAAAATCCAAGCCCGGGCGGCGGGTGACGATCGACCTGGCGACGCCGCCGATCAGTGGGACGTTTGTCATTCAGGATGTGGAGATCGATCAGATCAAGATCAACACCTCTGATAACCCCTCGCCGCGGTATACCGTGCGCGCGTCCTCGGTGAAATTCGACCTCGATGATCTGCTCCTCCTGATCTCCGATGCCGTCGGCGGGACGTCCTTCATCAATACGAATCGCCTGGTCCCGGCGGCGGTTGCCGCCGCGGTGGGGTCGATTCCGCCCGCGCCGGCGGCGGCCGTCTCGCCCGTGCTGGAGTCCGCCATCGTGACATTCAATGAGGCGGACATCATCGCGGGGACGCTGAAATTGTGCGTCGCCGGGCTGGCTGGGTATACGATCATTCCGCTGTGTCTGTACTTCACCGATGATTTCAGCACAGTGGCTGGCGGCTGGAACACCTCTCGGAATGCGATCTGCCGGTATGTGAGCGGGTCAGCGGTGGATCTGATCAACTCCGCGAATACCTTTTTTCAGAACACGGCCACGAAGAACTCGGGCTACGCGATCGGCCCGGCGGTGATTGCGCTGGCGGCGAATAATCAAAGCGGCATCGGGGTCAACGTGGGGCCAAGCGGGACCAATATCTTGCTGGCCGTGAGCCCGAGCGGCTACACGGCGGAAATCAAGTTGCTGTATTACCTGGCGGCGTCGACCAATTGATCCGGAGTTTTCGGGGGGGGCATGGGCCTGCGTATGATAGGCAGATTTGATGCAAGCGCGGCGGAACCGACGGTGGTGCAGCCGCCGAACAACGTGCCGTATATTGTGGCTGTGGTGCTGATGATGGTCTTGGGCGTTATGGCGGTGACGACGCTGGCGATATTGCGCCCGACTACCGATAACGTCGGGGTGATTACGACGATCGTCGGCTTCATCGCGCCGACCACGTTATCGCTCCTCGCCTTTATGAAAGCGCAAGAGACGCACCTGTCGGTGAACTCCCGCTTGGATGCGTTCATGATCAACGCGAAGCTCGCGGCGCATGCGCAAGGCGTGACGGAGGGCCGGGCCGAAGGGCGCGAGTCGGCGGATGCGCGCACGGATACCCTGAAACTCTCCGCCGCCACGGCCGCCGCGGAGAAACAGAAGGGACAGGCGCCGTGACCTGGGCGCTGACGTCCTTGGCGTTTGCCGCGGGCGTCTTCGTCACGCTGGTCTGGCTCGTGGTGGTCGCGTGGCGAGCGATGCGGACTCGGTAAATGAAAGGCCTGCCTGATTGTCCCAAATGCGGCAGCCCGTCGCTCGATGTCTTTCGGGCAGACGTCAGCGGAACGAAGTGGGCCGAATGCCACTCCTGCAATTTGATCGTGCTCTTAGACAAGGATAACGAGATCGTGCATCCGCACGAACCACATCCGGCTGCTTGATGTGACGTCCGTTGGGCGCACCCTGACGCTGACAATTCTGCCGGCGGGGTGTTGCGGGCGTTCCCCACATTAGGCGGCCGTACCTTCAGCCCAATGCTTCTCGAATGCGGGCCAACAGGCCACGGCGCGAAGGACGCTCGCGTAACCGAATGGACTTGTAGACGTCGAGCGCGGCTTTGTCCATTTGGGCCGAACAGCCACCGCAGAGCGTTTTGTAATCGGTGAGGCCGTAGGTTCGCGAGATCGAACGCAGCGCTGTCAGCTCCACTCCGCACGCGTCGCAATACCACAGCGTCATAGGTTCTACCTTTCGTCCGCTTCGATCAGATCGCCGGGCTCACGCACGAGGAGCAACGGCCGCGCGCTATCCGGTAATGGCACGCGGCTGGCGCACAGACAGGGATCGCCGATGTCTGCGGCCTCATCCCACACATGGACGATCACGCCCAAGGGGGAGCGGTCCCCGCACAGATGCTTCTGTTTCGACGAGCGCGGGAATTCAACAATCTCAGCCACGGCCGGATATTGTGCAACAACTCGGCGCGTGTTGTCTGTCGGGTTTCCTACCGAATCAAGATCCCATTGAAGTACGTTTCCACCCCGTGGTGTCTCGTAAACACCGTCGTGACTCTCCAGGGATCCGACAATGGTTTGATCGGCGTCGCGGGGGTTGTGAATTGGGAAAACGTTGTCGCCGCGTTGACATCCTGAGTCGTGCGTTCGGCGCGCGGCCACGGGGCGACATAGGGCTGGACGCTCGCGGTCAAGACCTTCACAGCTTCCGAAGGCGTTGGCTTCGGCGGCAGCCCGGTGCAGGTAATGACGGCGGCGATCACAAGACAACTGGTCATTCGTTCCTTCCTAAATGCCGGCGAGAGCACAGAGGCCATCAATGCGTGCCCATGCCTCCGCTCTATCGGCTTCGATGTCGACGGGCTTTAACATCGTGGCTGGATTCGGACCGCCCCCTTGTGGAATTAAGACCAACTGCGGGAACGGTCCGTCTTTCCGCTGCGTCAACCAGGTGATCGTCGGTGTGAGGATTTGGGTCAGATGAAAGGTGTCGGCTTCCATCGTGTATACCGCGCCGACGCCATGGGTTTCGTCTGCGATCAGGGTGGCGGTCATGTATCGAGTCGTCTGGACGAATTGCACGGGGGCATTCGGGCGCCGTCCCACGACATAGACGCGCAACGCGCCGACGGCGTCCGCGTTCTCGATCGCGGTCGCGGCATAACACAGATTACGTAAGGCGCCCCAACAGATGCGGCTCGTGAAACTCGTATCGTGGTTATGGATGTTCGTGCGGATGGGTGGCGTGGCCTTGGCGGGATGGCCCCAGAAATTCAGGTGTGTGTGCACGTCTGGTTGCAGTTGCAGAAACCACGATCCGTGACGCTTTAAGACGGACCGCGCGCGACAGGACTCGATCATGTCCCGAAGCGCGCGGCGAGCCTCTGTGTCGAGCATGCTAGTCCGAATAGACGATCGTGTAGGCCAACGGCCTGTCCGAAATCTTCTTCACGGTGACGAGCGTTTTTGTCTTCGAGGCTGCTACGACGACTTCCAGCAACTTCGTGAGAGCCTCAACCGGCGCCATCCCTGAGAGGTCGCCTGGTTTCTTTTGGTCGTGTTCGGGCATCGCGGTCTCCTAGTCTGACCAAATGATGAGGAAGTCGATCACTTCCTCGGGCAGCGGTGACGGTTCATCGGCCGTCGGTTCGGCGACGTCCACGGGTCCGGGTTGCTCTTCCATGTGTCTAGTCTCCTTGATCGGCTCACAGCCTACCACAGATTAGCTGTTGACTTACAGCCGTAATAATGTTTATTCTTCCTGTGTCGCTATGGCCTTAAAGGAAGCTGACCCCATGGTCGAACTGCAGCGGTTGATTGACTCGCTCGGCGCGCAGGAACGCGTGGCGGCGCGCTTTGGGGTGACCCAGCAATTTATCAGCGATCTGGTGAATGGCCGTCGCCGCTTTCCAGACAGCATTCTCAAACAGCTCGGACTGCGTGCCATCGTGGTGAAAAAGTAATGGCTGTGTCAGAAGGCCACGCCTACACCTGCGAGAATTGCCGCACCATTTACTGGTCGTGGCCGTCGTGGGTGACTCGTCGCCCTAGTGGCCGGTGCTGTTCGCGACAATGCTATTCAGCGTTGTGCTTGCAGCGGGTAAAGATGGTGAACTGCGAACACTGCGGACAGCAAATGCCCAAGCGCCAAGGCCGAACGACATGTTCGCATGCGTGTCGTAGAGCGCTGATGCGATCAATACCGTATTTTGAATCGCGGATTCGGAAGACGTCAGGTTGCTGGTTGTGGTTAGGTCCGCGAAATCCGCAGACCGGCTACGGTACTTTCTCAGCGACGGGAGCGCCCATCGTGTGTCGTGGCGTCTCTATCGTGGGGCGATACCACGTGACCGCTGGGTGCTGCACAAATGCGACAACCCGCCTTGTGTGAATCCTGATCATTTGTTTCTCGGCACGCCACAAGAGAACGTGTTGGACGCTCAACGGAAAGGGCGGCGGGCCGTGGCTCAAGAGCCTGCCGTTGCGCCGTCTACCTGCGAAATGTGCGGCCGTGGATTTACTGTTTTGCGTCGCGCTCTTATCGCAGGCCGAGGTACGACGTGCTCTTCTAAGTGCAGATGCACGAAAGCCAGGCTTGTTCGAAGTGCTCGAATTGCACACCGCTTCACAGAGAGTGCGGCGGGCCTCTGATGCCGAACGTCAGCCAGCCGATAACAGGGGTATGGACATCAACACAGCACCGATGATGATTGGCTTCGTGCTCTTGGCGGTCGGCTTCATTGTGATCGGCCTGCTCGGCGGATGGGAGCCACGCAATGACCGCTTCTAACTGCGAGTGCGGTTGCTCTTCTCTAACGGTGGATCAATACATGGACGCCTTAGAACAGGAACTCGGGGAATTCGACGAGGACGGTCGACAGGTGGCAGGCCCTCAGCCGAAGGCGCCTGAGCCTTCAGCCCATTACAAAATAGTGTGCGCGTGGTGCCGGGCAGTCCTTGAAGAAGGCCCGGTAGGCGCTGCTGTCAGCCACGGAATTTGCCGCACCTGTGAGGCGAATATCGAATGACAGGCCGACTCACGATGCTCGCCTTGTCCTACTACTTCTTCCAGGAGATAGGCCAGACGGTCAGTGCGGTGTTTACCGAGATCGCGGGGTTGCTCTCGTGAGAGTGATCGCCATTCTCTTTGCCGTGCTGATGTTCGTGTTCATGATCGCGGCGCCGGTGTTCCTGATTGCTCGCCAGCATTACCGCGCGTGGAAGGCGACGCTGCAATGACCGCCGAACCGTTGGACGCTGTCGTGCTCGTGCTGTTCTTCGTGGCTGTGCTCGCCATCTGTGCTCATAACTGGCTGCGGGAAGTAGCAGCCCGAAAGGCTGAGGCTGATGATTCGTTTTACCGCGATCCAGCGCTGCCGCGCATGGTGGATCCGTCGCTGCGAGCGCAGACGACGCAAACAGTTGACTCCATTGCAAGCGCTCTGGGAGTTGAGCAAGGCACCGGTGATCAAGTCATCGCCGACGAAATGAATGGCACGGTGCGTCTAACGCTGGTGAGCAGGAGGAAGTAAATGGGCGCCGCATCACGGCGGAAGTGGACGAAGCGGAGAGCGCTCTACAAGTCAGCCAAGAGCGTCACGCGAAAGCTGGAACTAAAGGCGCTCTTCGGCCACGATAAGCGGTTCTGGAAGGAATGAATGGCGAAGAAGACACAGATCGATCAACCGCTGGTGTGCAAGTGCGGTTGCGGTGCTGTGTTGATGCGAACGGTTGGGCGCGGGAGGCATCCTGAGTATGTCCCTGAGCACAGACCTTTCGAACAACGTGGGACCGAATACGCCAAGACCTATCGTCATCGTCGAAAGGCTCAAGGCCGACCAGTCTGGAAAGATGTTCCGAAGGAACGGCGGAGGCGTTACGTCCAGAAACATTTGTCTAATCCTGAAGCGCGAGAACGCCTAAATGCCCTGATGAGGAGTTATGCCGCACGTCCAGACATCGCTTTGAAACGACGCGCCCGTCGCGCTGTTCGGACGGCAGTAAGCCAGGGGTTGTTGCTGAAGCTGCCTTGTGCTCAATGTGAATCCCTGAAGTCAGAGGCGCACCATGCTGATTACTCGCGTCCTCTAGATGTCGTTTGGCTGTGTCGTCACCATCACGTCGAAGCCGACTTGGCTTTGAAGTATCCGCGGCAAGTGGAGGCGTGTTCATGAAACAGAGCGCAATCGATCGAGCGGTGGCCCAACTCGAAGGCGAGATCAAGGTGCTGCAGTTGGCGGTGGACAAGCTGAGGCAACAGCAAGCCGGCGCGAAGACTCGCAAGCCGCGTCTCGTGAAGCCTCCACGGGAAGCGCCACAGTCGCGGAATCCAGGGGCGTGAATTGTCAGCAGTTACAGTTGACGCCGTCGTGCGGGAAGGCCGGCTGCACATCATCGACGGCCGCTTCCACCGCAAGCGTGTCCTCCGCGCCTGTAAGAAATGGGGCAACGGTGCGGCGCTGAAGATTCGGATCGAGCCTGAAGAGGACGCCTACACCTACGCACAGTTAAAGCATTACTGGGGCTACGTCGTGCATCCGTTCTGCGAAGACACCGGGTATCACAAGCACGAAGCGCACTTGATGCTGAAAGCGGAATGTATGCCAGAAGGGAAGAGCTCGCTAACGCAACTCAATCGCGAGGAACTGCGCGCGTATACCGAAGCCGCAGAACACACGGCGCGGGAGTGGGCACCGGATGCGTTCATCCTCTACGACAGGGGCGCTACGAATTGAGTACAAAAAACAGGCCGGGAGCGCTGCCAACGTCCCGGCCCGAAAGGGAGAAACCTTCAATGCCGACAGAAATCTCCGACAGCTTAACACAGGCTGGCATGCGCTTAGGCTTAGCCGCTGGGCGTGCCGCCTACCCGGCCAAGGTCGCAGACGCCACGCCCGACTGGCTCGCCGTGAAACACGCCGTTGATCGACTCGGTATCCGGGATACGGACATCGTCAGCAGCTTCGAATTTGGCACGAGTCAGAACGGAACCGGGCTGGTGCGGAAAGAGCTTAACGAAGACGGCTCGTTCTCTATTCTGGAAATCATGCGAAGCGAGGTGCGCTGATGACTGAGTATTTCGCACTGCTCGGATTCAAAGTGCGCGACATCGTGACGGGCTACGAAGGCGTCTGTGAAACGATCGCGTTTGACCTCTACGGCTGCGTGCAGGCCATCGTGAAGCCGAGCGTGCAGAAAGACAAACCCACCGAAGTGCCAGACGGCCGGTACTTCGATGTGAAGAGGCTCGTCGCCGTGAGTAAAGCGCCCGTAATGGAAGTGCCTGTCTTCGTGGAGGTGGCTGGCGGGAGCGAGAAGCCAGCGCGTTCAGAAGGGCCGGCGCGCTGATGCCGCAGTCTGCGCCCCTGCTCGCCTCTGGGGAAAAGGACATGGAGCTCCGCCCGCGGGACGCGGTCGAACTGGACGCCAGCGATGCGGGCATGTTCGAACGGCTCGCGAAGGATCCAACCGTCGATGTACTGAAGCTGGAGAAGTTAATTGAAATGCAGGAGCGGATCCTTCGGTTCAACGCCAAGGCCGCTTTCGAGGCTGCATTTGCAGAGATGCAGGGCGAGCTGCCTATCGTCGACGAGCGCGGCCGGATCCTCGTGGACGGCGTGGAGCGGAGCACCTTCGGGAGACACGAGGACATTCAGGAAGCCTGCAAGCCGATCTGTGCGCGGTTTGGGTTTTCCATTCGGCACAAGAACAAGCGACTCGAGAACGGCAAGTTGCTGATCACGGGCGTGCTCTCGCACAAGGGCGGGCACAGCGAAGAGGACGAATTCGAATGTCCGCCGGACGGCTCAGGGAAGAAGAACGAGATCCAGTCGCTCGGCTCGACGCGTGAGTATGGGCGCCGCTACACCACGATCTCTCTGCTGAACATCGTCACGCGTGGCGTGGATGACGACGGGCGCAAAGCCGGCGCCAAACCCAAGGACGAACCCGAAACGCCAGAGGGGTACGACGCGTGGTTCGCGACGCTCGACGGCCTTGCGGCAGATGGTGAAAAGGCCTTCACTGAAGCCTGGAAGAACTCCACTGATGCGCACCGGAAGTATCTCGCGACGACGGCACCAAAGGTGCTCGCGGCGCTGAATACCAAAGCTCGAAAGGCGAAGCCGTGAACGCCATCGTGCATGACGTGGAACAGCGAAGCCCTGAGTGGCATGCGTTGCGCCTCGGTCGCGTCTGTGCCTCCAAAGCCGCAGACATGCTCGCCGTTCGGCCCAGTGATGGGAAGCCGGCGGCCGGGCGCAATAACCTCCGTGTCCAATTAGTGCTCGAGCGTGTGACTGGACGTTCGCAGGAACGTAACGTTCAGACGCAAGCGATGCTCGACGGGGTAGAGCGTGAAGATGCGGCGCTGGCGCTCTACCAGGCAGAGACGGGATCGCTCCTGCAGAAGGTCGGGTTCGTCTCCCATCCCGAATTGATGGCAGGAGCCTCGCCTGACGGCGTCCTGGGCTCCTGGGAGCGCTTTGTGGAAGTGAAGGCCCCAATCCCTGCCACGCACTTAGAGACGCTCAGAACGAGTCGTGTGCCGGATGACTACCTGAAGCAGATGCTGCACCTTGCTTGGCTGACCGACATGCGAGCGGGAGACTTTGTGTCGTATCAGCCGGACTTCCCCGATGTGCTGCGGTTGAAGATCCTGCCGGTGACGTTCACGCCAGCGCAACTTGACGAGCACGGGGCCAAGGTGCGGATCTTCCTGAAAGAAGTCGACCTCGAGACCGATGCTATTCGCACGATGGCGAACCTTAAAGGCCAACTCCAGGCGGCTCTGGCATGACGAAAGAATACGAGCTCGCCGCCCTCAGCGATTATCTGAAACGGCATAACCGCGCGCGCGCCGAGCGTTTATCCGCACCGATCGATCAACCCTGGCGCGTCAGCTACCGCTTTCCCGTGGACCGTCCAGGGATGGAAACCGTACACCGGGCCGAGAGTCCTCGGGCCTTAGTGCAATTTCTCCGGGATCACTTTCCACCTACGATGCAGTTTGAAGTCGTGCGGGTGTGGGAGGCGCTGTGAACGACGAAGATCGTGGTCCTGTTCCGCCTCCAAAGGGACATATAGGCCCGGCGTTTCCGACCGATTTCTCAAGTGGCATGTCACTCCGAGATTACTTCGCAGGACAAGCGCTCGTTGGGCTGTGTGCTAACACACGGCTAGCCAGCCTTGGCAAACCGATGGACCCAACGGTGACGATGGGTGAGTTTTATGCGGTTGCGGCTTACGAATTCGCGGACGCCATGGTTAAAGCCAGAGGCGGCGACTAGTGGGCATTGTGCGCTGGTCCGTCCCTCACCAAAAGGAAGATGAGCCTTCTCGCGTGGATCAAGCGCGTGAGAAAGAAGTCGCGAAGGCCCTCGCCTGGCGGATCGTCTGCAGCGCCGTCGACATGCGCGACGGCAAACAGTGCCGGTGCTGTGATAAGCGCAGTGACCCGAACGCTACCGGACTTCTAAAGCGCGGGCACCGGCACCATTTAATTTATCGCAGCGCGGGCGGCGAAGACTCGATGCAGAACCTTGTCACACTCTGCAGCCAATGCCATTCCGACGAGCATCACAACAAGCTGCGAATCGAAGGCAACCCGAATGTGGCGCTGACCTTCTGGCGCAAAGACGCCTTAGCTATCTGGTATGTCGTGCGACAGGAAGTGTCCGTGCGCGTGGTGCTGAAAGATTGATCTTAAAGACTGCACAAATCTGTTGACATTTGTCTACACGAACGGATACGTTCCGCCATGTTGATGTCCGGCTACACCAAACTCTTTAATTCCATTCTGGCGTCAACTATTTGGCGCGCGGATGACAAGGTTCGCATTGTCTGGATCACGCTGTTGGCGATGGCCGGCAGGGACGGCGTGGCCGAAGGTTCCGTTCCTGGGTTGGCTGACTTCGCCAGAGTATCGGTTAAAGACTGTCAGCGGGCGCTGGTTGAACTTTCGGCGCCTGACCCTTACTCCAGGTCGGTCGACTTCGACGGACGCCGTATCGAGGCGGTGGACAGCGGCTGGCGGCTTTTGAACCACGCCAAGTATCGCGCGAAGCTTGGCACGGATGAGAGACGGGAATACCTCAGAGTGAAACAAGCCGAGTATCGCCGTAAACAAAAGTTAACAAATGTCAACGATGTATCTGACAAGTCAACAGTGTTGACACAAGCAGAAGCAGAAGCAGAAGCAAAAGTACGTACAAGAGCACTGGCTGCGCCAGAAAATTCACCTGTGGAAAAAAGAAAGCCGGAAGAGAACTTCAAGCTGATCGCGGCGCTTGTCTCGAAAGAATTGATCCCGAGCGGAGTTGACCAAGAGGACTTGATCGAAGAAACCAAACGGGCATGCGCCAAACGCAAGATCGCCTACAACAGCCAAGTGGTGCGGAAGGCTGTGGATTCGGCGCTGGCGAGGGCGGCGGCGCGATGATGAGTGAACGACTCCACGATGCCTATTGCTGGAAATGCGACATGGCTGAATTCGCCGGTATCACGTATGAGGCCGCACATCTCTCCGCTGTGTCTCTGAATAGATGCCGGTGCGGGGTACCAGTGAATGTCTCTCATTATTGCGTCGTTCTTAACCATGCGTGGGTTGGTATGCGCACCCTCACGAAAGGGTGCCTTGATCACTTTGATGATCCTTATCCGGCTGGTTGTCCGGACTGCGCAGACATCGAATCAGACAGCCGCGGAAGTAGGTCATGAATGACGTTTCGTGATGAAGAGTTCTACCGTGCGAAGTTGCACGCGAGCGGCGTGCCTGAATACATGCACGACGGCTACATTTTGTATCTCCTGCACGGTATTCCGCCCGGCGATTTTCTGTTGGCCGTGCTCACGAACAATCTTCGCGATGCGTGTGGGCGAGCTGATAACGACAATGCGCGCGCGCTTTCTCGGCACGTGTATTTCCTCTACAACTACGCACCAGGGAATGCGTGGGGATCAGTTGATGACGTCACACGATGGCTAACGTTATGCCGCGAAAGAGATTCGGCCGCTGTTGCCGAAGCGGGACAGGATGCAACGGATTAGCGCCTTCACGCTGGATTGGTTAGACAGAGTCGGTTGGTGTGAGTGCCAGCCACCGAAAGACCGCTGTGCCGTGTGCCAGCAGAAGCGGGATGCGTTGCGGACGACGCCGAAGCCGTATGTGGGCGAGGCGCGACAGACGCGCAAGATTGATTGGGAGTAGCGAGATGGCTGTAGCGTGGTTTCGTAATCCAGTGCTCGAAGAGTCCGCTGAAATCATCGAGCGGGACAGCGTAAACGAGCGTACGTTTGGCGTCTCAGTCACGAAGCGGCATCCGGCCTACGTGTATTCGATTCATGGCGTCGCGTGCCTGATGCACAAGGTGCGTGAGGTAGAGATTCAGTGGTACGCGCTGATTGGCACGGGTAGTCAGATGGCCCGATTGAAACAGCCCGCCATGATTGCGCACACCGTCTGCGGCATGTCGAAGGCGCTCGTGCCGAAGCGCACGCGGACGTGTCACATTCCCTTTCCAGATTCGGTGCTGTGTGGCCGCTGCCACGGCGAGCCGGCGACGTTTGGTAAGCACGGCAAGGGCACCAAGGCGGGAATGAAGCGCTCAGAGGCACACGTCAAGCTCGGATGCGTGGTCAACGGCTACCCATCAGCATTGGCGCGTGATGACCTCTAAGCGCGGCGTCTCTCGGCGGCGCCGGCAGGCCCCACGCGAGCCAGCGTGGCAACAATGCGGCTGTTGTTCTAATGGATGAGTGCGCGAGCATCGCGGCTTACAGGTATTCGCGCGGCGGTGCTGGTGCTGGATCAGTCATCAGCAGAAGTTAGCAGAGGTTCGGATCCAGGGCGATGTGGGCCGGTGAGCGTACCGAGCTGCTGCCACCAGTGCTTAATTTCAAGCGCGGTGGAGGGAAGGCGCCTTGGATCCGCACAACAGTCAGGGGAGCGGAGCGATGACCGTGGCCGACTTAATTGTGCTGCTCCAGCAATGCGGGACGCCGACGTTGACGCCCGTACGGGTTCGGGTGTTTGAAACCAATGCGGCGGGCGAGGATCCGGTCTTTGATAAGTGCGAGATCCGCGAGGTCACCGAATCGCGAGGCGTGGTGATCATGGACGCGGAAGAAACCTGAGGATGCGGGTCATGGAATGGGATAGGAAGAGTTGAAGAAAGGCACGCGATGACGGATTGGAAAGCAGCTCGTTCGGTGTGCCGCGACATCGCTGCGGACATGGCGAAGGATGCGCACGACTTTGAACTACTCGACGCCCTCACCCGCAAAGAGCAGCCGTCTGCGCTGGTTGAGATAGCTAAAGAGTTGCGCCGGTAGCGGACTGTTCAATTCTGCACTTGTTGAAATAGCCATCGAAGCGCATACTCTCGCCAGCCTTCTTCGCCAGTGGCGAGCCTTCACCGTTGTCCATCACACTCCACGTCTATCTCAACGGTGAAGAAGTCTCTGGAATCACTGGCATTCTCGCGTCCATCCGTCAGCAGGGAGTTGGCCTCATGGCCCTATCCGCCGCGCAAGCCGCGAAACTCGAAGCGCTGAAAGCCACGATTGACACCGTCTCAGCCGGCCTTCGGGCTGACATCGAAGCCCTGAAGGCCGCGATCACTCCTGGCGCCGACCCGGCCGTCGATGAGGCGTTTGATGCGTTGGCTGCGCGCCTGGCACCATTGGCCGCGTTAGATGCCGAGAACCCCGGCGGCGCGCCTCCTCCCAATCAGGTCTAGGATGCGCTGGCGGTGGCTGGCGTGGCTCTTCGTAGCTGCGTCAGTCTCTCCCTCTTGGGCGCAGACCGTCATCACGGATCCTGCCCAACAGATCCTCGGATGGGATTTTGTCGCGCAACCTGACGCCGGAGTCATCACGCCTGCGGACATGAGCGCGATCACGGGCCGGGTCTATATCAACGCGGAACCCGCGATCACAGCGACGGGTATTTCCTGCGATGCGACGGTCTGCAAGATGCCGTGGCCGTCGGCATTAGCGACGCGGTTACGGGCGCCTGGCGTGTTCTGGTCGGTGCAACTCGCGCTGGTGAACACGCAGGGCGAAAGCCTCAAGAGCCTTCCTCCGCTGATCCTTACAACGGCAGTCCTCCCTGGCGTGACTTGCCCCTATGTCACTCCGGCGGGCGTGCTGACCCCGCTGCAGTTAGGCGAGTTTCGAGAGGGGATCAATGCGTTCCCGTCCATTACCCGCAACGATCAACTCCTTAGCATGGGGATGGAACTGGTGTTGCGCAAGGACTCCGCCACGACGGTCCGGATGCGCGCGACGTGCGTAGGGATTCCTGTCGGAGGCGTATGACGGCCTGGGCGTTGGCGGTGGCGCTTGTGTTGGTGAGTGCCCCGGCGTCCGCGCAGATGTATATGGGCCTCGCGTCGGAAGGCTTCACCAAGCGTCCGACCTGCACCACTGCGCGGGCGGGCGATTACCACGATCCGGAGACGTGGGCCTGCGGGCATGTGCCAGGCCCATTGGAATGGGCGGACATCGAGCACGACGTCACGCAATCGCTCACCATCACAATCGGCACGCTCTACATCGGGCCGACAGCATCGTTGGCCTCGACGAACGGCGGTATTGAACTGGTTTTCTCCGACGTGCCGGTCCGCGACGAATCACAATTCGATACGGGTTTGGTATCCGAAGCCCGCAGTATCAGCCTGAAGGGAACGCCGAAGACCGCCTGGACGACCACGACGACCGGGTTGAGTGCAGGCGCGGCGTTCATGGAGGTCAAGGACTGCGCGGGCTGGCGGACGGGGGACCGCGTGCTCCTCGCCGACACCCGTGAGGCACGCTATAGCTTTACCGAAAACATGCGCCCAGAGGTCCGCACCATCTCCACGCTCTTCGGCTGTCGCGTGACGTTCAATACACCCCTGACGCACGACTACCCGACCGCCCGCGATCACAACCAGGTGGTCGAGCGGACAATCCCGGTGGGGAACCTGACGCGGGACTACGTCATTCGCTCCGCGAACCCGAACGGCACGCGCGCGCATGCGCTGTTCACGGGTGCGGGCCGCGTCGACCTGCAGTACGTCGCCTTTCAGGATATGGGTCGGACCAATATCGACTCGATCATGCACGACACGACGAACAAGATTGGGCGCTACGCCGGGTGTCACTTTCATCATTTGACGCAGCCTGGATCGCAATGCGTGGGAGTTGTTGTCGAGCGTGCGAAAAAACACGGCTTCGTCTTGCACGATACCAACGAACAGATCTTCCGTGACAATCTCTGCTTTGATGCCTATGGGGCGTGCGTTTACACGGAGACTGGTGACGAAGAAAACAATCTACTTGACAACAATTTGGTGATCTCAGTTAGTGGCGGCGGGCGGTTCTCGCAAGGCTCGTTCAATCTCAATGGTCCCGGCGGAGATGGGGCTTGTTTCGAGTTGTGGGGGATGCGGAACATCGTCACGCGCAACGTCGGCGCCAACTGCGAGATTGCCGGGTTTGAAGTGTGGAACACGGGATCGCGTGGCGCACATGCCATCAAGGTCTTCACGGATAACGAGGCGATTGGGAATACGTGGGGCCTGTCGTTCTGGACAGTCGGCGCCTTCGGGACGCCGAGCGTGGTCGACCACTTCATGGAGTGGCACAACTCCACGAACGGGCTCTACATGTACGAGCAGCGGGACGTGGAATTTCGAGATTGGTACGGGCGATCCGATCCGTCCTACTCGGTCGCGGCCGGGACGCGTGGCTTGGGGAAAAACACGTGGTTCGGCGACTACGACCCCGGTGCCTTCATGCTGTGGACGCGGCCGAACATCCAGAACAAAGATGACGGGATCGTATTGCCCTACGGCACGGCGACGCCGGTCATGGGGCCAGGCGATCGGGTGATGCGCGTCGTGGATGGCTACTTCTACAACACGCGCGACGTGGTGCAGTTTGTCAATCAGACCTCGAATGGCCGACCGGCTGGCGCGTTCAAGGCGGAATTCATCCGGCCGATCCATGGCAATCCGATCGGTACCCACTACGGGAAACAGTTCAACGCGGGTGATGCCATTACACTGATGACCGTGGACGTTGTCGATTATCAGGGCGTGACTGGTGATAGTTTTCGCGTCTTCGGTACGCAGCAGGAACCGACGGCGCTGATGACGCAGACCGGCGTTGGGAACTTTGGCTGCCCAGAAGCGGGCTTGACGAATCAGCAGTGTTTCACGACGCACGGCGTGACGACATTCGGTGAGCTGACGCCTGCGACGGCGGTCTCCCGAGCGCGGATTGCTGGGAAGGTGCTAGGCGGTGTCATTGGACCTGAGCCACTCGTGGCGCCTCGGAAT